CTTTGATAGTGTGAATCAAGCGCATTTAGCTTTATCTGCGCCCCAACTATCTTACCCAGACCTAATGTCAATTGCGACTAAGGCGGGGAACTGGGACGGCGCAGGTGGAGTTAAATTCGGTCTGGTCAATGAGATTGTTCGTTTGACCAACGTATTAGTAGCAACTGAAAAAGGTTGGGAAACTTTGCCTTTAGATGTAGCAGTTAAACGTGAAATATTAGATGAAGATGAGGAAGCTGAGGTTCTCAGTTCGCTAGTTTTTTTTACAGCAATCTCCAAGGTCGCGCCCAAGGATTTAAAAAATTCTTTCTTGGAGATGGCGGGAGCGCTAAGGAACTGGGAACTTACCTCATTGGACTCTATGGAGTATCAGAATGGTTTACCGATATTGACCAAAAAAGAGCCTATTGGAAAGAAAGCGAAGGAATCGTCGCTTATCTCTTAGACTATTTTAGCAATGCTGGTTTCAGTGAATTTATGAAGGAAAATGGCGGAAAGTGGATCGACGTAGAAGAATACCGAAACCGCCATATAATTAGAGCGATCAATAATAAGTCAATTTTTTAACCAACTGGAAAGAGAAACATGGCAACAAAGTCGGTTATTGAGATTGACATCCTTGACGAGAAATTTCAAGCGTTTGCAAAAGAATTTGATAAATTGCAAAAGGCTGTTAAAGCCACGTCTGCCGACTCTAAAAAAATAAGTGAAGAAGCTGAAAAAGCGGGTTCTAAATTTCAGAAATATTGGAAGCAATTAGCTGACCAGCAAAAGACTTTTAATAAAGAATTAAAAGATAGCGCCACAGGCTTAACCAATGTTGAGCGTACAACAGCCAACATTGCTCGCAATATGGCCTCTAGCGCCATCTCTGTTGCTAAATGGCTGACCTTAGGTGCTATCGGCGGTGGCTTTGGTTTAGGCGGCTTGGCTGCCAGCGCCAGCGATGTACGCCGTCAAGCACAAGGCTTTGGCGTATCTACTGGGCAGCTCCGCGCAGCCAACGTAAACTTTGGCCGATATATCAACCCTGAAGCCGCTTTAGGTAATATTGCAGATATTCAATCCGATTTATCCAGACGGCAAATTTTAGGCCGTTTAGGCGGCGCACCGGGTCAGAACCCAGCCGATATGTTGTCTACAGTAATGACCAATGCAGTCCGCCAATTTAAAGCTGGTGGCCAAACCTCTCAATTTGCTGAAGCTATGGGGCTAACCCAAGTATTTAGTTTGGAAGAATTACGCCGGATGTCTAGTTTGACTGAAGATGAATTAAAGAAAACAATTGACCAATTTAAGGCCGATAGAGAATTATTGGCAGTCGATGACACTACTAGCCGCGCATGGCAAGATTTTTGGGTTCAGTTAAAACGCTCTGGCAATACAATTGAAACTTCTTTCATAAAGAATTTGAAGGAATTAACGCCTGAATTAATTAAAATATCAGATGCCGTTGCTAAGGCTTTAGATGCTTTCTTAGGTAGCGATAGAGTAAAACAGGCTTTAGATGACTTTGCCAAATATCTTAGCTCACCTGAATTTAAGCAAGATGTTGGCGTATTCTTAACAGCCCTTAAACGTCTAGGTGAAGCTACTTACAATGCTGCAATATTCTTTGGCTTGATTGATAAAAAAGCTCAAGTAACGCCGGCTGAAGTTGAAGATACGCGTAAAACATTGCCTTTTTGGATGCCGGATTATGCTGTAAAAGGTGTAGCCCAAGATCGCAAAGATAAGCGCCTACAGGCTATTGACTATTTTACTAAGCAAGGTTGGACTTCAACTCAAGCTATTGGCTTGACGGCTAACCTTGAAAGAGAAAGTGGTTTTGATCCTAAAGCCCTCGGCGATAGCGGCAAAGCTATGGGTATTGCTCAATGGCATCCAGATCGTCAGGCTGAATTTGAAAAGCTGTTTAAGCACAGTATTAAAAGTTCCACTTTTGAAGAACAATTAGCTTTTGTAAACTATGAGTTACAAAACAATGAACGTGATGCGGGCGCACAACTAAGAAGGGCAACCAACATCACTGAAGCTACTAGGGCGGGTATCGCCTATGAACGGCCTCGTAATCCAGATCAGGAATTGGCTGATAGATTGCGGATTGCCCAATCTATACAATTGAACGTGACTACTTCTACAGGCGCAGATATTAACGCTAATGCAGCCGCAGCACCGGGAGCAAATAACAGATGACCACTTTAGTAAAAGACATTTTTAAAGCGGCGTATGAGATATCGCCGATCATTTTGCAAAATGGCTTGGCTCAGTTCATGCCGGGCAGTGTATTGCCAATTACGCTTTTGACCGAAATTATTGATATCCCCGGCCTTCAGAATAAAGAGTTTTTTGCTCATTACAAGCCTTTGCCCGGCAGTACCTTAGAAGAATGGGCAGTAGCCGAGTATCCCTTTGCCAATTTGCAAATGGCCGCTAATGCGGTCATACAGATGCCGTTGAAGATTTCTCTGCTCATGGTATGCCCAGCTCAAAACGGCGGTGGCTACCCTTTAAAACAAGCGATTATGACCGCTTTCAAGACTGCGCTTGACTCCCATATTCTGGCTGGCGGTAGTTTTACTGTTATTACCCCCGCGTACACCTATACCAATTGCTTACTAACCAATCTACGCGATATCAGTAGCCCAAGTGATAAGCAAGTTCAATTGATGTATCAATGGGATTTTGTGCAGCCTTTGATTACCCAATCAGGCGCGCAACAAGTCTTGGGCAACCTGATGAATAAATTTTCTAATGGCCTACCAATTAGCGCAACCAATCTAAGCTGGGCGGAAACCCCACCTATAGATATTAATTCTTTTGCGGATTAACTATGACTACGCTAATTAACTTTAATCCTTCGTCAACTGCGAATTTTCAATTCAATCCAACTTTGGATGGAATTACTTATGTAGCGATTTGCACTTGGAACGCTTATGGCCAACGCTATTACATTTCTATTTATGACAATGCGCGCAATTTGATTTTTAGCCGCCCAATTATTGGGTCACCTAATGAAGCGGATATAAACCTGCTTTTTGGCTATTTTACAACTTCAACGCTGCTCTATCGTGTAAGCAGCCAAAATTTTGAGATAACCCCATAATGCGTTTTTATGAAATTGCCATAGCCCCAATTTCGGGTAAGCCAATTACTTATTCAACGCTAAGTAGCTCAAGAACCAATAATGGGGCTGCGCTGCGAGTGGAGTTAGACCTTTATCAGCAGCTTTATCATCAAACAGCGCAAAATAGCTGGCTTAGAATCTATGGCATCTCGTATGCAGATATCAGTCAAATTTCAAATTTGAATCCTGACTATCAGGCCAATAATTTTGCCAAGATTAAGATTTCAGTAGGTATGACTAAAGGCTTGCCTTTTGCTCAACCGTCCCAAGCGGGCTTAGTAATTGATGGCGTGATTTTGCAAGCCTTTGCCAATTGGCAAGGTAATGAGATTAGCCTTGATTTGGTGGTCGGCTCGGCTATTGGATCACCAGTTAATCCAGTGAACTTACCTTGGACATGGACAAAAGGCGATACATTAGAATCAGCCATTCGGACAGCTTTTGGCATTGCCTATCCCAATGTACCAATTAGCGGCACTCTTAGCCCAAATTTAATCTATACCGAAGATCAAAAAGGTAAATACGATAGCTTAGTAAAATTCTCAAAGCAAATGTATGATTACAGCAAAGCCATCATTACAGATAAAAGTTATTTAGGGGTAGGGATTACCCTAACACCAGATGGTTTTAATTTAAGCGATGGTACAGCTAAAACGGCAACGCGAAACAATATTAAATTTACCGATATCATCGGAAACTTGACTTGGCTTAACGTAAGCGAAATCCAAGCCAAGCTGGTCATGCGAAGCGATTTGAACGTCAATGACTACATCACGTTTCCAAAAGGAACACCAACAACCAACATTATTAATAGTTTTTCTCAGAATCGAAATAATATTTCTTTTCAAGGCGTATTTCAAATTAGTAAAATCCGTCATGTTGGAAGTAGTAGACAAGCTGATGCTAATAGTTGGGTAACTGTAGTAAATTGTGTAATACCAAGCCCACTACCATCTGGAATTCTATAAATGAGTTTAGCCCAAAAAGTCCCTTTTGCTGTATCGCTTAATAATACGGTTGAACGTCAAATTGAGGATTATCAACAAGGCCTTGGTAAAATTTTGCCTTGTTCCGTTGTGGCCGTAGATGGCGCAATCGTAACGGTCAACTTTGAAGTAGATAGTGAAAACATCACAATTCCTCCAGTAACTTGTCCAATTGCCGAAAGCGAATATACTCGCTTACCTGTACAAATCGGCGATAAAGGTATCTGCATTGCAGCCAATACGAGGCTAGGCGGCATTTCAGGACTTGGATTAGGGTTAGCCCCTTTGAGTAGCCCAAGTAACCTTGGCGGCCTTGTTTTTGTACCAATCAGCAATAAGAATTGGTTTACTGTAGATGGTACATATTTGGTTCTTTATGGCATCAATGGCGTTGAAATAACTACCAAAGACCAAGATGTAAAGCTGACTTTAAATCACGATGGAATTATAATAGACCTTGCTGGCGGTAATTTAATTGTAAATAATGGCAATACCACAATGAACGGTAATTTGACGGTTAATGGCCTCATTACTGGCAATGATGGTTTTGCAATCAGTGGCGGAACTGGCGGAACTATGAACGTAACTGGAAATATCAATCAAACTGGTAACTTCACCCAAACTGGCACACTTACAAATAATGGTAAAGCTGTCGGTAGCACTCATACGCATGGCGGGGTACAAACTGGTGGTGGTACTACAGGAACGCCAACATGAGAACTTATGGTAAAACTAATACTGGGCAATGGGTTCAAGTTAATGAAATTGGCTATATTTGGCTGGCTACATTGGCTCAAACTTTGCGTCTTAGCCAAAATGAAAGCCCTTTTTATGGGAACTATGGCCTTCCAGCCCATGATTCTGTAATGAGTCAAATTGCACCGGACGCTGCGGTTAACAGAACGCAATCTCAGTATGCGCCTTATTTCGCTACTTTGACTGTTGTAAAACAACTAAACGCAGCCAATCCGACTTACAATATCTCAGCAATTTTCCAAAATGGAACAGTCGTTCAATCACAGGTGGCAACATAAATGAGTACATTGACAAGCGCAGGTGCAGTTACAACCGATCCTACCGTCATTCGTGATGAATTAGTTGCTGTTGCTACTACACTATCCCCCGGCCTTACAGCCAATCTTCCCGGTTCTTTAGTTGAAGATATGGCGTCTACGGCTGCGGGTGCAGCAGTTATTCAAGATCAGGCCTATGTTGATTTGATTAACTCTATTAGCCCTTACACTGCCAATGCTTTCTTGCTTTATCAATTAGGCGCGGTCTATGGTGTTGAACGCGGCATAGGCGCAAATACTTCTGTCTATATAACTTTTATTGGCGATGCTGGTTTTGTAATTCCAGTAGGTTTTACTGTATCCGATGGTACGCATCAATATACCGTTCAAGATGGCGGCATCATTGGAACTTCTGGCCAAAGCGCAGCTCTCTATTGTTTGGCTGTCCAGCAAGGTTCATGGGCTGTTCCAGTAGGCACTGTCACCCAAGTTGTTACCTCTATTCCGTCTGGTATCACTGTTACTTGTACAAACCAAGTTACCGGTGTCCCCGGCCAAGCAGCTCAAACTTTACAAGCCTATCAAGCTCAAGTAATTCAAGCTGGACAAGCAGTATGCCAAGGCACACCAACATTGCTCAAGACTTTGCTAGGCCGCATTTCTGGCGTTCAGCAGCGTTTGATCGCAATCAAGGCTTCTGGTGACTTGTATACCATTATTGTCGGCGGCGGTGATCCTTATGAAGTGGCCAACGCCATTTTTAAAGGTTTGTTCGATTTAGGCGATTTGATTGGCTCGGTATTGTTGGCAACGTCTATTACGAAGGCCAATCCGGGCGTAGTAACCACCAACTTAAATCATGGCTATGCTACTGGCCAAGTAATTCAAATTAGCGGATCAGCCGTTACAGCCTACAACGGCACTTATACTATTACGGTTCTTTCCGAAACAACTTTCAGTCTAGGGGTAAATACTACTAGCTATGCCACTTACACTGGCGGCGGCGTGGTCACTCCAAACTTACGCAATATCACTGTATCCATTAATGATTATCCGGATACTTATCAAATCACGTTTGTAAGCCCACCGCAGCAAACCGTCAATATTGCTTTGACTTGGAATACAACTTCAACCAACTATGTATCCCCAACAGCAGTGGCTCAACTAGGCCAGCCCGCCTTGACAAACTACATTAACAGCATTTATGTCGGCCAGCCAATCAACGTATTTGAATTGCAAAACGTATTTCAGACAGCAATCGCAGCGGTTATTCCGCCTCCATTGCTTTCACGCATGGTCTTTACGGTAGCAATTAACGGTATTGACGTACCGCCAGATGCCGGCACAGGCCTGATTTATGGCGATCCTGAGTCTTACTTTGAAACAAACAACGCTTCTATTGTTATTACCCAAGGCTAATAGATGATTAGCAAGATTCTTCCTAGCTATCTATACCAACAGTACAATGGTGATCCTGATTTAGAAGCGTTTTTCACCGCCTATAATGAGCTATCACAAAGCAATCTAGATAAGATAAACACGCTAAATCTACCGATTTACACTACTAAGAGTGGTGTTTTATTGGAGTGGGTTGCTTTAGGGCTATATGGCTTTACCCGCCCTGTATTACCAAAAGGGGATTATTTCGATAAAGGCGTTTATAACACCATTCATCTAAATGAAGTCCCCTATAACCAAAATGTGCGGATAGCCCCTACTGACTTTTATCAAGTCACCGACGATATTTTTAAGCGTTGCATTACTTGGAACTTCTATAAAGGCGATGGCTTTCAGTTTACGATCAACTGGCTAAAACGCCGCGTAGCTCGCTTTTTGTCTGGCGTTAATGGCGTATCCCACAATATTGACGAAACCTATCAAATTAGCGTCACTATGGATGCTATGGATGTAGTCACAATTCGTATTGCGCCCGGTGTCAGCATTAAGAAGGGCGGAGCGCTTTTAGATAGTTTTGATTTGAATGAAGTGCCATTAAACGCGCCAACTTTATATACCCCATTAATTCCTACCGATCTAGCTCCAATTTTGGAATCTGCCATTAAGGCAGGTGTTTTACAGCTCCCAATCGGCTATACTTACAACGTAACTTTCTAAGAGATTTGCGATGACTATTCTTTTATTTGCTAATAATGCTAAATCAACTCTAGCCGCGCCTCTCTCTAGCGTATCGACTACGGCTGTCCTTGCTTCAGGTACAGGCTCACTATTCCCTTCTCCTACTACTGGACAAGGCTTTAAGATGACTTTTGTGGATAATGCCACTGGTCTTTTGAACGAAATCGTATTGGTGACAGCTAGATCAGGGGATACCCTAACTATTGTTCGCGCTCAAGAAGGCACTACTGCTCAATCTTGGCTGGCGAATGACTTGGCTGGAATGTATTTCACTGCTGGAAGTATTCAGAATAACATCCAGCTTGACCAGTATCAGAATGGTACTTATGACTTTGCAATTGCAACCGGCAGCGCTAACGCCTTAGCCGCTACGATTCCATCGAATTTATCAACCATTCCTACCAATTTCACCTTTACTTTGCAAGCTGCGTCTACCAATACCAGCGGTGCAACATTGGCTTTAACCATTGGTTCTACGCTTTTAGCAACCAAAGCAATCGTTAAATCCAATAACCAGCCTTTAATTGCTGGCGATATTGCAAGTAGTGGATATCCAATGTGGATGGCGTGGAGTCCTGTCTATGATGCTTATGTTCTTTTGAACCCAGCGACAGGTGAATCTTCTGCATTAAGCCCAGCTCAATTGCAAGAACAGTTCTATACCTACGCTACTGCTACCGGCGCATCAGATACTATTGCGGTAACAATTCTTTCAACTTTGACTGCGCTATCTGACGGCTTGTTCTTGATGTTTAAGGCGGGCTTTGCCAACGGTACGACTACTCCAAATTTAACTTTGACTTTGGGCAGCACTGCTACAGCCACGACTACTATCGTCAAGGGTAACAATTTGCCGCTATTGCCCGGTGACATACCCGGCGCTGGCTATGTTTGTGAAATGATCTATAGCAGCGTGTATGGTAAGTGGATTTTGCTAAACCCATTCTTTAACCCAGCGTCTTTGGGGTCAATGGCAGCTCAAAATACTAATGCGGTAAGCAAAACTGGTGGCGCGATTTCAGGACTTGTACCTCCTTTAGCAGTTGCCT